CTCCGATGGAACGCTTTCGATGGCAGCTAGAACCGCCGATGTCGGATCGTCAAGCGTGCAGATGGTGGTTGCCACCGATCGACGAATCAATACCACGATCGACCATCGATTCTTGGCTGAATTCCTCAGGTCGGTTGATCCGACTGCATCGGTCGATGTCCACCTCAGCGAACCGGATCGACCGGTTAAGCTTGTTTGTGGGGATCTGATCTGCGTGATTATGCCGATGAGTAAAAAATAATGAGCAAACCTAAAACCTACCGCGATCGAGGCGAACAGCCTAAGCGTAATCGATCAATTAAGATCGAAGATGATCTTTACGTTCAATTTCAGAGCCACGCCGAAAAGCTTGGCTTGGGGTTTTCCGCATGGGCTGTGAATGCTCTGCTGGAAAGAATGGATCAAGAGAGATTTGATTTCAAGCTTGAAAAGGTGATGAAAAAGCGATGAGCGTAAAACAAGATGTGCGAAATGTGCAACGTGACGAAAGCCGCCAAAGGCATCAAGTATTGCTCAAAATGCAAGTTCAAGGTTCTGGCCCAGCTTCGCAAAGCTGGATACCTAGATAGCGACTTTGTTCCGCGTCAACGAAGCGAAAAAAGGGACAGGTCGCAAAGGCCATCAACTTCGATCGGTTGCGACTACCACGCCGACGCAAGGGAAGAGGATTTCTGAATTAAACAACCCTAATGAATTTACCCCTTTATCCCTTAGGAGATCGAGCCGGATTCGTCCGGCTTTTTTTATTGCTTGCGATAGCCAAGACGGGTTAGCACTCTGGCAATATCGGTCGCCGTCGAATCGATCGCTTCTTCGCCTAGATCCGGTTGGCAAGCGTGTAAAAGCTCATGGATGATCGTATCCAATTGCAGTTCACCCTTGAGCCGCGGGTGGATCGTGATCGTTCTTGCGTCCCAGTCACAAAGTCCGATCTTTGGCGATGCGAGCTTGGCGAACCGAAGGCGATAATACTTGCCACGCAGTCGGCATCTCATTTCGCCCTCACTGAGTCATAGCGAACGCATTCGGTTTTCCAGTCCCAGTAGAATTTAAGCCACGCCGAGCCGAGGTTCTTCGGCCCTAGCATCTTTTCGACTTCCCAGCCGCTATTAGAATCGCTCCATGCGTCTTTGTAGCCTGGGCATCTGATATGCAATTGCTCGTCGTGGTATACCTTTCCGCGATCGCTTAAACGCATTCGAGGGATCGGCATTTGCCATTCGTCATGCGTGTGACCCGTCAGAACGATATGAGCATCTGGCGACCATACCGCGATCCGGTTCGTCTGGATCGTGCCTCTCGTCACTGGCCCGCCGCCGCCTGTCCCGTGGAAATGAAAGAGGATCTTAGAATCTTTGACCGCCTTCGCTCTGTTTTTGTTTCCTGGCTTGTTTTGAGCCGCATCAACGAACCGAAACATAACGAAACCACCGTAGCCGCTAGCCTCGACATTCGAGCCATGTGCCCGCATCCTAGAGGCTAGGCGATCGGTCAGGTCGGTTTCATGCCGACTTGTTACCGCTGTTTCATGGTTGCCTTTGCCGAGCACCGCGAATTGATCTTTGTAGGGCTCGTAAAACTTAGCCGCTGTATCGACTAGCAAATCGAAATAGTTGCTACCTCGATGCTCTTCACGCAAAGCGTTCTTGTCGCTTCGCTTGTCCCACTTGCCTTGCATCGCACAAAACAAGTCCCCGTTGTCGATAATCGGAGCATCGTACTCGATCGCCTCATCGAGGTGCTTTCGCTCTAGGTCTTGGTTGCATTTTGGGTTGTCGTGGTGGACATCGCTTCTAAGCAATACCCACTGTTCCCAATCCCTGTTCCGGTCAAGATCGATTGAAATCTCGACCACGTTACGTTCAAGCTTTCGTAGACTCCAGCCCATCGTTTCGTCTCCATATTTTTCTAGCTTCATCGATCGTTAATTCAGGCTTGCCAAGCTTGCGATTCACCGCGTTATGCAGCGCGACCCCCCAAGCAAAGAAAGCATCGGGCGAAGTGAAGTCGGGTGGCATCTCTTCGAGGATCTTTTGGTAGCCGTCCTTGCAGTCGCACCGCTGAGGGATGAAATACTGCCAAAGGTCAAGCCACTGAGGATCGCAACCGGTGTAGGAATGAAGTTTGGCCCATGCGAATTGGCCCTGCTTGGTTGTTCGATCCTGTTTTCGCTTTTCGATTTCTTGCTGCGTGATCTGCCTTTGAGGATTTCCCAATAGATCAATCTTGCGAAAGGTCGGAGTTGGCTTTGAGCCGTCTTGCATCGGTGATCCGTCGATTGTGATATTTAGGACAGAACGATCGTCCATTGTGGGGCTCCTAGGCAAACTGATTTCTGACTGATCCCGCTACAAGTCTGGCTTCGAGTGTGAGCCGTTACCGTCGAGTATGGTCGCGAATACTTTTCTACGCAAATTCCGTCTGGGTAACAATTCGGGCAATCGTCGAAGTAAAAACAGCATTCCTGATCGCATGGAGACTGCGAACAATCGAAAAGCACGTTGTATGGAGCGACATTAGCTGTATCTTGCTGATTTCTTTGGTAGCAAGAAGCTTCGCCAGTGCAACCACCGCATCCATTGTAAACCAATCGAGAGCCGTTTGGTGTATCAATGAACGTACCTCCAGGCATGTACCCATCGCTTCCAATTCCCGAAATGCCAAAGCAGTCATCTATGTAGTAACCCAAAACATTGACACCGATTCCATCATTGCAATCGTAGGAAAAGTGCGGTGGATCGCCTGGATTCCTGCATGATGCAGTCAACGTGTTGCAAAGACCTTCACCAAAGCAATCTCCGACTTCTGTTACCGTGTTCCCTTCACAAATTGTATCTGGTGGCGTTGCAATCAAATCTCTGGTTGAAACCGTTCCAGCACAGTGGCAAGGCTCTCTGAAAACGCACTCATTATTATTGATCGCTCCCGATGGACTGTTAATGCAAACCTGCGAAACGTAGCTGTAAGGCTCGTATTCGCATCCGCTTGAATCGCAACCAGGGACGTTTGCATTTGTAAACGTAATCGATCCGGTCGGCATTTCATCGTAGTAGCGAACGCGATCGAAGTAGAATTCACCCTCGTAGACGCAAGATCGAAACGTAGGACTCGGAGGTTCAGATGGAACATCGGAACAGGTAGCTATTGATTCCTTGCCGATGTCCTCGATGTCAAAAACGTAGTCGTCATTTAACTCAAAGCATGTGTCGTTGTAAAGAATCGCGGATTGGTCAACGTCGAAAAAATTCACGCCGTAAATTTTACTTTTCCAATCGTAAACGAACCGCGACCGAATGACGATCTTGCATCCGCCTGTTTCCCCTTCGACCCCTGAGCAATCAACGTCCTCTTGGCTTATCCGAACGATGATCCTTTTTGGCCTAGTCCAAACCGCCATAAAAGCATAGTCAGTAAAGGCCCAGTTGGTTGTCGTTTGCACGATCTTTTCGGAACTGCCGAAGCAACAATAATCCTCAGGGATTTCATCGCAACCGCCAGGGAAGAACTCGAACCCTCTATAGTTCGGCCCGTACTGAATCCAATGCTCAGTTACGCAGTTTTCGGTTGCTGTCGATTCGTAGATATTACCAGAGCATGACTTCGACCAACTAGCAGAGTTTGGCGTGAATATCTGCTCGTAGCAACAATCGCCCGTCCATCCTTGGCCCGTATATCCGCTGATCGTTACCGTTGGAAGGTCTTCGAGTGGCAAGCATTCGCAAAGGCAACAACATTTTCCGATTCGAGCCATTTAGCAAACCTCGATTGCGACCCATTTAGCGTCAACTGGCCAAATCAAAACGGTCTTATTTGATCCAATCGCGTCACCTGTCGGATTCCACGCCGTGTAAGTCACGCTCCCTGATGTCCAATTACCGCTGGCTGGTTGCTTAGCCGTGACTGTGCCCGATGAATTGGCCGAGATGCCCGAGGTCGCAACCGCAAGCAGCGGAGTCTCGCAACGCTCTACCTTGATGATGTCCTCGTCAACGTCGTCATCGCCCAAATAAACGAACAATGGCCCCTTGGAAAGCTTGAAGCTATCCGCCGTAGGATTCAGCCTGGTTCCAACCGTAAAAGTCCCTGTGTCTTTGATCGCTCGGAACACTGGCCCATTCTGAGCAACGCCCAAGCCCTCAGGCTCGATCGCCGCTGGACTGTTTAAAAGGAATGGCCCGAATGAGGAATCGCTGTAGTCGAACGGCCTATCGACGATCAAATAGTTCTGACCGCCGATTTCTTCGGTTCCGACGACCTGCATACAACCATAGGCAGGGATCTCAAGTGTAGTCGATCGGTTCTTGCAATAGATCGGAGCAGGGACGAAACGTCGCTCGTCGCTTTTGGAAGTCGCGATGCCACGCTCGAAAGCTTGCACCGCTTTCCAGACACGTTCAGCATCGCCCGGTGTAAATACTCCGATCTCTGTTGCCACGCTTAGCCCCTGGTGTCACAGAGCAATGAGACTTTGTAGACCGCTGGAGTCACCGCTGTAGCCGATGCCGCATCATTGCAAGCTATCGACAGCCGGCACTCGATCAAGTCGCCAGGATTCACGCCTGAGCCGCTGAGGGTGAAATCGTAGTTTGCAGCTGTCAGGCTGTTCATCGACTGAGCCGAGGTCGCAACAAGATCCGAACCAAGCGAACCACTTGACCCAACGTAAGCCTCAAGATCGACCGTGCAACTCACATCGGCCAAAGTCGTTTCCATCTTGGCCCGAACGCGAATTTGGATCGTTTCGCCATCTTCGTAGTTGGCGGGAATCGGCACGGAAAAGTAGATTCGCCTTGTAGTGGCCCCCAGTGCCTTCATATCTCCACCGGTTAGCCGGACTGGGTTTGTGCCCCATGTTCCGGTTACAAGCCCTAGATCGTCGTTTGCCGCAGCTGAAACGGGGTTGGATGTTACTGCGTCCCAAACCTTAAACGCATGGACAGGAACAACCGACTCAGCCAAGACCCGCTGAGCGATCTTTGATGGATCAATGTTGGCATTCGCCGCTAGGTCAAGGTTCGTAAATTCGCCGTCTGGAATTGTCAAGAAAACATTCGTAAGTGTTGCCATTAGAGTAGCCCTAAAGCTGAGTAAGGAAGTGAATCGTAAAGTTTGAATTCGAGCCAGTGTGCAGTCTGGACTTCGCCCGGTTCAACGCCTGGAATACGAACTCCGCTTGCGTCAAGTAGAACAGGCTTGGTTACTGGTTCTTTGTTCGCATCGACCGCGCGAACTACCTTGGTTCCCGCTCCGGGCCCGGACAGTTCGACACGCTCATAATACCCTTCATGCCTCACTCTGGAATACCACGCCTTTTCGGGAGTGGTTCGGTAAGGGTATCGGAACTGGATCTGTGCCGAGACTTCCCAATATCCGCCTTGATCGTTTGGGACGTTCGATGCCGATAGCTTCATTAGCTTCGCTGTCCCTGGTGGCCATCCTAAAAAGATGTCGCTGTTGACCGCTCGGCGGTATCTGGCTTGGACGTAGGGATTAAACAGAAGCATGTTTCGTTTGATCGCAACCGTCTGATCTGGAATCAAGGCTTTCACGCCCTCGATCGGTTCGCCGTTGATCGTCTGAATCGGAACACCGTCGAAATCCTCATCGATCTCCTGTTCGCTTTCAACATCATCCCAATCGATTCGAGGTGGAGCGAAAAGCGGATTGTTTTCGTTGTTGCTATCGCCTGGCCCTAGCTCGCCAGTGTAGTCAACCGTGACAATGAACAAGATAGGCGAAGGTCGCTCGATAGAAATATTGTCGGCATACGCGAACGGATAATCGAGTCCGAACCTAGCCCCTAATTGTGGCAACTGATTGCCTTGCAAATCGGTTCCGTTGTAGACTCCTGATTCAGTTTCATCGGGACTTGTCACGCATTGATAGGCACGCTGGAGTTTAATCTGAAACTTGCGAAAGTTATCGGATGCACTTGCCGAGGTTGTGGGCTTCGACCACATCAGGCTATATTCGAGAATCATTAAGCACCCCTCCCGGCTATTGTGATCTCTAGTTGCTCTTGCTTTGCTCGATCGGCTCGATCCTTTGCGACTTCGGTAGCAAGCTTTGAGATGCCAACATTGATCGCCGCTGTTTGTTCCGCTGTTGCCTTGGAACTCTTTGCGATGTCGCTCATTTTGTCTTGTTGTGGCCCTCTGGAAAGCAATCTTGACTCGACAGCCGCGACCGGTTGAGCCGTCTGGATCTGCTTGGACTTAGCCGCCTGTTCCGATGCCGCTTGAGCGTTGGCGATTGCTTCGGCGGTGTCTCGATCTAATCCTTGCTGAGTCAGCCGAAAGACATGAGCCGCTCTTTCGCCTTGCTCCAAAAGGATCTTCTGTTCCTCAAGTCGCTCTAGTTCCGACTCCCTAAGATCCGCGACCTTTTGCAGTCTGCTTTGCTCTGCTTCTTCTGCTTTACGCTTTTGATCGGCTAGTTGCTTTTCGACACCCAAGGCACGCTCAGCGAACAAGATCCGATCGATCTGAATATCGCTCATCCCTTGGTCTTTCATCTGCTCACGCCTGGCCGCTTCTTGGCCCTTGGTGAGTTCGAGGTACTGGTAATTGATCGATCGAAGTGACGACAACGCCGAATCGTCGATCGCTTTTTTCTTCTGTGCTGCTTCGTCTTCGGCCTTCTGTTGTTGCTTAATCTGCTCGATCATCTTTGCCCGTGGGCCAAATAACTTTCCGAGTTGAGCTAGCTCGTTATCCAGTTCGCCAACTAAAGCTTTTTGCTGATTGGCTTGCAGTTGTATTTGGTTCGCTCGATCGTTATCAGCCTCCGAAAGTATGCCGAGAAAATTAGCTTCTTTCGTTCGGATCTTTTCTGCTTGAGCGTCATAAACCGATGCAGACTTTATCGCGTTGTTTCGTTGCTCCTCGATCGCCTTGAACAACGCAACCGCTTCTGCTTGTTGCTTCTTTGGATCTTTAATTAACTGAACGTCTTCTAGTTGCTCGCCGAATTTGATCGATGCGATCTGCTTCATCGCTTCGGCTTGCTGGTCAGATTCAGCCGTCATGTCTTCAAATTCTTTGGCAAGATCCCTTACGCCGAAGATCGCTTCACTAATCGTCTTTCCCAATTGGAACGCCATCACGCCAACTAGAGCGACGATACCAGCTTGAAAGAATGCAGCACCCTTGCCGCCAGTCTTCATCACCTCAGAGAACTGCCCGACCTTCTCAGTGATCGCAGCTACACCTTGAGCCGCTGTCTGCAATTGGCCGCCGCCTAGCTGACCTGCCATCACGCCGACGAACTCGATGGAACCCTTGGCCCTTGCTCCAGTTTCCTTGACACCCTTTACCGCTTGCTCGATGTTCTTCGATGCGTTGGCAACCTGAGCCGATGCTTTGTCCTCTGCTTCGATGAGTATCTTGACGCTCTCGCTAGCCACTTTGTCGCTCCGCTTTGATTGTCATTTCTTCGACTTCGAGGAATTTCGCCGCTTCCAAGAACCATGCCGCTTGATCGAGAGCACCACCCAGTACAGGTGGCAAGCCCTTCGCGTACAAGTCGCACAATTCAACCGCATCAACTATCGGACTGCAAAGCTTGTTTGGACATCCCAAGATCCGAATCGATCCTTGGTTGCATTCGCTGCACCCTTGACCCTTGCATTGTGGGCACTCGATTTCGATCGGTTCTCGCTCTGTCCCCTCGTCTTTGCATTGCTTGCTAGAGCATCCCCGGCAAAGCTTCCCTTGCCGGATCAACGCCGCAAGCCTCATCATTTTTTTTCGTCGCCACTCATTCGCTGGTTCGAGCCGCATTTCCTAAGCAACTCTCGGCACTCGTCGAAGGTCAGTAGATCCTCGATCGATTCTTTTGAAAACTGCTTCGGTACGTTTCGCCATCCTGCCAAGCAATCGAAAAGACAATCCCGCGTCTGATCGAAAACTTCCTCGACTGAAACGCCGTCTTTGAAAATCACGTCGATGACTTCTAGCACCTTGCGTTGCTGTCGCATCGATTGTGCCTTAGCATCGAAGACCGGCCTCGATGCCATCGGAACGTCTTTATCGCTTTCGAGCCAGATTGGAAACGTCTGACCCGGTTCTAAACTGATTGGCATGTTAGGTCGCTGCTGTGAAAGTTATCGAGCATTCTTGGTCGATGTTCGACCCGTCTCGATTGGCTTGCCAAGTGATTTCATCGACAACCATGTTTTCCCGGTCGGCTTCGCTGATCGATTGGATCTGAGCCTTGGGTGCATTGATTGTGATGACGCTGTTGGTTGGCCCGTCGAGACTCCAGGTCAGAGCATGTTCGCTCAGGTCGAGAAGTTTACCATAACGATCTTGCGTTGCTACCGTCTTCGCTTCGGGGTTGCCTGTAATCGTGATCGTTCGATTGGTAATCAGTCCCGCCGAGAATCCCGCCGCTGTCCCGCTGGACTCCCTAAGGATCATCGTGTTGCCGCTGTCGAGTGTCAGGTTCTCGACTTCCAAGGCAACGCTATTCCAGGTCGTCGTGCTCGATGCGAATCGCAAAGGCTGAGCCGCTGGATAGGTCGGAGTCAAGATTGCAGTGTCGGTTGGCGATTGCCAAATGCCCATGAAATCAAATTCAAGGAAAGCCGCTTTCCCACTTGGACAGCTAAGCTTGAAAGTCCCAACGCAACCTCGAAGCAACTTGAGAACGCCATCGATGTAGACACCGATCGTCAGCGTCTTGACGTTGCTTCCTGGTGCTTCGGTTCGAGGCGTGAACACTTGACCGGACTTGACCCAACCGCAAGCAGGCAAGAACGTATCGGCCCATGACGGTTCGGTTGCTGTCCCATCCCAGCTTGCGTCATGCTTGAAGGTGATGCGACCTTTGTAGCCACCTGGAACGCTAGCACGCATACCGAATGAGCCTTGACCCTCCCTGGACTCAAGCTCTGTTTCGGTTTGAATCATGATGTCGTAGCAATTGAATGCCGCTTCAGCCGCCGTCAATGTTTCGGCGGTTCCTGGAGTCGCTTCAACCTTGGCCGCTAAGACTCGTTTTCGCTTCAATAAAGTCATGTTAGGTTTCCTAAGTCTGGAGATGAACGCAGTTTGATTTTTCCCTCAGCCGCCATCGTCACGTCTCGCAAGCGTCGCTTGATCTCGATTGGCAATCGCTCAGCCGCGACCTTGTGCGCAACCTCTGGAATGTTCTTTTCATCGAAGTAATCGCCGGGGCTCATACCTCTGATCTTGCGAATCGCCCTAGATCCTTCGAGTCGCTTGTAAGCATGGCCGCCCCATTGACGAACTAGAAAGCCATCGAGCACGGCCGTCCAGCCGCCGCCAACGTGGGTTCGATAGTAGATGCCTTCCGATACAGTCTTTTTCTTCCGCTTGCGTTGAAACTCATAGGCTTCGTGCCAACGAACCGGGAAAGGGTGACCGCCCCAAAGCTTAACCGCTGTTCGTGGACTGTCAGCCGTCGCATTCTGTTTGCGCCAAACAGCCTTTTTGAGAGTCGCCGCTTTTGTGTATCGCTTCGATGTAAACTTGTTTTTGCTGTGAAGCTTAAAGTTTACGACCTTGCCAAGTTGCTGAGCCGCTTCAACGCCAACCGTCCTGGCCGTTCGATTAACAGCCGTTGCCATGTGCCGGCTAAGATGATACTCAAACTTACCAAGAGCCGCCTTGATGCGATCTAGCGAAGCCTGATCGACATCGACTTTGAACTCGCTCAATGTCGTCATGCTAGCCTCTTACCTGGGTTGGATCGTCATCGTCGGTTCGGAACGTCACGGCTATCGGGCAATTGATCCCATCAAGACCGCCATCTGCCGAAACGTATTCTGGTGACATAAACTGAGCATCATTCGCCAAACCGCCAAACGTGTGCCAAGTGCTAGACACTCCTGCAATCGCTCGCACGATGTCGGCTTGGAACTGGTTCAGTAGTTCATCAATTGTTGCCGTTGATCGCTCCGAAGGCATCAAGTGACAACGGATCTGGTATATCTGCCGGTAAGCTTGCGCTGGTGGGTTGCCTGGATGCGATAACTCAGCAACAAGCTCCTGTGGCCCTTGAACCAGCATTACCTGTCGATCCTTGGGCGTGAAGTCTCCGAACCTCGTTGGCCGAACAACTTCGAGGACATCGGTTGCATAATTGCCATTGCCGATCATCGCATCTAAACGCGACTTGATTTCGATCGCGATTTGTTCGACGACTGCTAACGGCATTCGAGTTGCAACATCCCGTTATCGTGGCCCATCAACCGGGTAACAGTTCGACGCTCGACCTGTTTACCGACCCTTGGAGAGAATGCGATCTGATCCCCTCCAAGGTTCAATTCTTCGCTCAAGATTCCTTCGACTCCATCATTCGCAACATGAACCTCGAAGACTGGCGTGATTGTATCGCCGTCCTCAGGCAAGATCGCTAAAGCGTCACGAATCACAACCGCGTTTATGTGCCTTGCCTTGCCGTTTTCCTTGTAGTAGGTCACGGGTTCAGCGAAGTCATTCGGGTTGCAAAACACTGCCTTAGCATCTCGCTCGACCATGTCGCTAAGTGACATCGATTAGGCTCGCTTGGGAACGATTTCGATGTAGTCCATTTCAAAAACATCGGCATTGGTGTTAGCCGCTTTTTGAAGCTGGACAATCGGTTGAAGGCCAGCCGAGTAGCTCGACATATCGAAGGTCGTGGACGCTGCGACTCGCTGACCGTCGATGTAGAACTTGACATCCTGCTTACCGCCTGTGAAGTCAATCACAAACTCCTTGTAGGTTGTGCCAAGCGTCACGCCTGTCGAGACATCATTGTTATCTCGAACATCGTCGTCGGTTTCGACATAGACAACTGTCGTGCTGTTGGCACCTTCCATTCGGAACCAAGCATGAGCCGTCACGCTGTCAGCGGTATCATTCCGAGCCGAACCGACACCGAAGACCAAGATTGATCCGCTGGTAAAGGTCGATGCACCGTTCTTTGCTCGCATGACAACCCGCTGAATGTCGTCAATATCGAACGCCAACGCATCACCATGCGAACCGCCAAGGATCTGAATCTGACTTGCACTCGTCAAAGTCAGAACCTTTCGATCGTTGTTGCGTTGTGCTGTCGGAGGTGCTGCACCAGTGACCGCGTAAACCCAAGGCGAAGCGATATTCGCCGAAGTTGGAAAAGACACCGCAGGCCCGATGAAGTCATCGGAGTAGTTCCTAAAATCTCGAAGTCCAGCCATTTCGTTTATCCCTTTTGTTTGTTTGTTCAATTCCAAAAAGCCCTCAGGTCAAGCGACCCAAGGGCAAAGATCGTCAGTTAAGACTAGGTACGGTTTCCGTAGAAGCCGACATGGTCGATCATCGCACAACCCATTGATTGGCGAATCTTGAAGTCCCACTTATCGCTGAGCATCGTCCATTCGTTCTCAAGGACTGGCGATTCCTCACCTTGAAGGAAAACAATCTCAGCGGTGTCAACCAGCGAACTCGATGCAATCAAGTACCAGTTGGTAGTGTTGTTATTGTCAAGCAAAGCGGTTGTAACCACTTGCAACGGACGAACGCCATTGACACCGTACAAGCTACTGATTCCCTCGTTGCCGTTGCTTTGAGCGAACGACAAGCTGTTGGTAATCCGCAATGCGGTTGCGGAATACTTTTGTGGAACCAGCAACACCGATGGAATCAAGTTAAGCAACGAGCCGTTAAGCCCAACTTGCTTGCTCATCAACTCAAAACCTTCGTCAAGCGTCGTTTCGCTTGGAGCCGCTGGGCTTACGGCCGTAATGTTTCGACCGCTTGCGTGTGAAGCGGAAAACAGAGCGACCCCATCGGGCATCAGAGGATTGGACAGGAAAGTATCGTAGACCAACTTTTCCTGAGTCCGACGAGCCGCAGTTCCTTGCATCGTTGGGATGCGCGAAAGTGCATCAAGATTGTCATTGACAATCGTTTCCCATGTCACCGAAAAGTTTGCTCCAAACTTGTCTATATTGTAGGTCTTGCGACGATCGCTCATCTTCTTTTCAGGGTACTCTTTGCCCTCTGGAACGACTTCCAAGTTCTGGAATTCGCTCAATTGGGTTGCGTGAATATCTTTGAAGTCCTCAACGCTTTGACGCTGACGAACCCAGAACGACCAAGTGTAAGGGGCTTCGTCATAAGCCGCTCGCAAGGTGTTGTTAAGTCCATCGAACAGGATGTTTTGGAACGATCCGGTCGTATGGTAAGCATCGCCAACCGCACGCTTGACCCGATCCAAAGTGGGCTTATGACCCATCGCCATGCGAGCAACTTCGGACTTGCTGTGCTTTTCAGGATCAATTCCCATGCGACGAACGCAAGCTTCGGCAAGTCGATAGACTCCGAGACTCTTAAAGTGCGAATCGCCCTCGGCCTTTTCAGCCTGAGTCTTGGTAATGTTGCCTTGAAAGCATCGCTGAGTAAAGCCAGCTTTAGCAGCCGCTTCAAACTTATCTTGTTCGCTTTCGGTAACGCGAAGGTTCGAGCCGGTTACGGCTCCCAATGGTTGTTGAGCCATAGCTCGGATGATCCTTTCTTGAGCGATTTCAACGGTAACGGTTTGATCTTCAATCAGCGAATCAGCAAAGCTTCGCTCAAGCTTGGCCAACTTGCAATGATTGAGGATTGTTTGACGACGAACCTTATCGGCCTTGAGTTGACGTTCAACTTCGGCCTTTACTTCTTCTTCCATCTTTTCAACTTTCATTTCGTCGCCAGTGTGCTCGGCACGCTCTGCGACTTCTTCGGCAGGCTTTTCGCCTTCCATGTTTTCGACTTCGCCCAGTGGTGTTTGCTCTGAGGATTCTTCCTCAACAGAACCGCTTAGCTTTCCGGCTAAAAAAGCGATGATTGCACTTGGATCGGTCATGCCTTCCGGCACTCCGAGCCCGGCCAAAGTCTTCATCAAAGACTCGTCCATTCTCGTTACCTCTTTCCGGTCAGACGACCGACGAACAGTGGAATTAGGATCTGCACCCGTTGCACAGATACTCGCGTTGTGTGGCTCCCATTTCGTGACGATCTCTGCCGGCCCTTCGATGACCTGCCCTGATGTCGTTGTGTAGCTTTGGCCTTGTGGTACTAGCTGACGCTCCAAGATCACTGCATCGATTGAAAAGTCGGTCAGATGCCCCTCGTCAAATCGAGTGCGAACGATCTGCGATTCAGCATCGCTGGCAAAGTCAGGATCGCCGATAAGCTGATCGCCCTCGATGCTGATATTGCGAATCGAGCCAAAGACGTTGCGAACGGTTTTATCGTTGTGCGAATCGACGATTGGCAATTGCTTTTTTCCGTTGCGAAAAACAACGCCATCCATCAACAGGACTTGCTTGATCCACCCTCTGGACTGATCGTAGATTTCAATCGGTGTTTCGGTGGCAATCACCGCGCGACCATCTTTGACCGCTCCGAATTGACGCTGGATCGTTTCGAGGCTGGCAGGTCGCTT